AGCTACGGACAAGAAATAAATCCAACTAAGCAAAAGAAAGCCATAAACCCGTTTGAGGAATTTCAGGAAATACAAAAACATCCCAAAATAACGAAAGAGCAAGAAAGTGTTAATGAGCAAAAACAAGAAAAAACTTTGCTCAATACAGTGTTTTTACCGAAAGATGCTCAGCCAATACTTCAAGCAAATTATTTGATAAAAGGATGGCTAGGTAAACAGCAAATGTCAGTTATTTATGGACCATCAAATGTAGGAAAATCTTTCTTATGCTTAGATATGGCTTGGTGTGTTGCATCCAATGAAAACTGGCAAGGGGCAAGGGTCAACGGCGGCGCTGTACTTTATTTAGCCACAGAGGGGGGATTGACCTTTCATAACCGCATATATGCTCTGACAGAGAAATATGGACGTTCTGATGTGCCATTATATATAAGACCATCCCCGGTTGACCTACTGCATCCAGAAGCCAGCTTAAAAGAGCTTGGAATGCTCTGTCAGGAAATCGAACAACAATCTGGAAAAATTTCGTTGATTGTAGTTGACACGCTTTCACGCGCAATGGCGGGAGGGAATGAAAATGGGCCAGAAGATATGACTGCATTTATTGCCAATGTAGATGCGCTGCGTGAATTTACGAAAGCTCATATAATGATCGTTCATCATTCTGGCAAAGATACAGCGGCTGGTGCTAGGGGGCATAGCTCACTTCGCGCAGCAACTGATGCTGAAATTGAACTTCACGTTGATGATAATATTCGCTTTGCGAGGGCAACAAAACAGAGAGATATGGAAACAGGGTCTGAATTTGCATTTAAATTAAAAGTAATCTCTTTAGGAATGGACCAAGATGGAGATGACGTAACAACAGTCACAATCAACAAAGCTGAAGAGGAAGATATTAAGGACGCGAAAAGAAAGCCGCCTACTAAAAATGCAAACAAGGCTATAAATGCTTTTAGGCAATTGCGCGATGAGAAAGTTGGTGAGAAAAATCCATCTGGTGCTGGGTGGCCTGAAAGCGGTCGGTATTGGTGTATAGATATTGACAAATTTAAGGAATATTTTTTAGGCCAACTGACTGTGACAAACAAATCTGGCACATGGTCAGAGACAATTAATTGGCTCGAAAACAATGGATATATTCACATAAATGACAACAAAATTGGCTTCATTACTAAAGACTTTATTTTAAGTCATTGTCACTGCAGAATAGAAAACCATAGGAAAAATACCGGCATTGCATGTGCTTGATAATCATAAGATAAAAAATATTTTTCCTATTTTTCCTATATTTTCCTATGGTTTTTCCTATTTTTCCGACATGACATTCAGCAATATAGGAAAAATAGGAAAAACCTTTAGGTTTCCTATTTTCCTATATCAATGATGTCCGACAATGCCGACACTTGAACAGAAGCTGCAAAGCATCCGCTCGCTGGACGAGCTTTACGGCTTTGCCAATCGAAGAAAAGTTACAGGGTGCACAGATGATGAGATTATGCCAAAGTGGACTGAACAGGAGCGCCGTTTAATACTGGCGAGAAAGTATGAGTTGGAAAAACTTGGACGATAACAAAACCCGCTGGGCAGTACACGGTGACGTGTTGAAAATCTGGTACAACGGCAAACTTGTCGGTGAGGTGGATAAGAATGAATTCCCCCATCTTATTTTGCAGCTTGCGAAGGCTTTGAAAGAAAGTAGTAGTTAATTTGGATTTTCCATGTTATGATAAGGCTCCTCCCTGTTGGACTGGAGTTGACCTCCAAGCCTCACAACTGCCCCGCTTGATTGGCGGGGCTTTTTCTATTACGATGCAGAAATGGTTGTATCTCTTACGTTCAAATCTAATGCAGCATCAGCCCAGAAGCGCATGGCAAATCTGGCAATGAGCCAAGTTCCATTTGCAGTTGCTAAGTCACTCACGATGACATCTAAGACATTGCAAGAGCAAAACCAAAGAGACATGAGTGGCATATTTAGTAATCCAACAGCATGGACCAAAGGCGCGTTTAGAATTATACCCGCAAAGAAAAATAATCCACGAACTTTTATTCTGCGCAAAGATCAAGCTCCAGCAAGTGCAAGCAATACTGCACCAAGCAAACAGCATTATCTATCAGTGCAGCAACGTGGGGGGTCTAGACCACCCAAGGCATTTGAAACAGCAATAAGGTCAAGGGGCAAGGGAGCACAGAACTTTTCCTATGCTACACCTACAAGCCAGATGCGGGTGAACAAGAGCGGCAACATAACAAAGAATGCTATAGGCAAGATCATCACTGACATAGGGCAAAAAGGTGGCAAGCACTTTGTGCCACAATCAACACATCCACTTGCCATCAGGTTTGGCGATGGTGTCTTTGAACGCATGGCGAATAACAAGGTGCGCAAGAGATTGCATTTACATACAAAGACGCCCACCTACCGACCCAGATTTAAATTCTATCAGCGCATGGAGAGATATGGACGCAAGGCATTCCCAAGAATATTCCAGCAAGAGTTTCGTGCCGCTATCCGTAGTGCCAAGGGGATGACATGACACAACATCTAGGTTCTTCTGGGCGTATATGTACCGTGGGTAATTCGGACCCCGATTTATTTCTAGCGATAGGATTTGAGAACGCACTTTCATTTAAGAGGTGATCCAAAGTGAAGCAGCAAATTGAATATGTAGAAACGGCAAAATTGGTGCCTTATGCCCGCAATTCGCGCACGCATTCTGATGAACAGGTTGCCCAAATTTGCGCATCTATAAAGGAATTTGGCTTCACAAATCCTGTTTTGATTGATGATGAAGGCATTATCATTGCTGGGCATGGCAGAACGATGGCGGCGCAACGTCTTGGAATGAAAGAGGTGCCGTGCCTTAGATTAGGACATTTAACGGATGCCCAAAAGAAGGCATATGTCATTGCCGACAATAAATTAGCGTTAAATGCTGGCTGGGATGATGAAATGCTGGCAATAGAATTGCGCGAATTAAAAGAGGGCGATTTTGACTTATCCTTAACAGGCTTTGATGATGATGAGTTGGCGGCATTGTTAGCCGAAGCGGTTGAGGAAGGTTTGACCGATGAAGATAGCGTTCCAGAGGCACCCGAAACGCCGATGACGGTTGAGGGCGATATTTGGGTGTTGGGGCGGAACAAGATTATTTGCGGTGATGCGACATCTATAGATTGTTGGCAAAGGTTGGGAATAGAAAAAGGTATTGTTGCATTTACATCACCACCATACAATCTAGGATCATCAATAAAATTAACTGGAAACACTAATCTGAAAAACAAAAGCTCAGCATATGAAACATATTCAGACAATGCTAGTTATATTGATTACTTGGATTTAATCCAATCATCGCTAAATTGTGCATTATCTGAATGTCAGGTTGTTGCATTTAACTTGCAACCATTAGCAAATTCAAAGCGTCCATTGATGAAATTCATGGATGATAATTCGTCAAGGCTTATTGACATTGTAACTTGGGATAAGGGACACGCAGCGCCAGTAATTGCGCAGGGTGTTATGTCATCAAGATATGAATGGATATTCTTATTCTCTGATCGTGATGACGCATCAAGATCAATTCCATACGCATCATGGCAGGGTAAGTTTTCCAATGTTTATCAAGGATCACCACAAAGAAATAACGAATATGCACATATACATGGGGCAACATTCCCAGTGCATTTGCCAGAATTTGTTATTGGTGATTTAATGAATAGATCACGTGGCGTTGTTGATTGTTTTTGCGGGACTGGAACCACCATCATCGCCGCCGAAAAACTTGGTAAGATTGGATATGGAATTGAATTAGACCCAAAATATTGTGACGTCATTGTGCAGCGATGGGAAGAATTTACTGGGAAAGATGCAATTCATCAACAATCTGGAAAGACATATAAGGAATTAAAAGATGGCGGCACCATCGACATTTCCACTAGATACAATGTGCAAGTTGCTTGATCTAACGCCGCAGCGCGTCAACCAATTGGTTAATATGGGCGTCATTCCGCGTAAAGAGCGTGGGCGGTATGAATTAGTTCCTGTGGTCAGATCATATATAAAATATTTGCGGGAACGTGCAATTAAAGGCGATGTTCAAGGCGGTGATGATTATGCAACCCACCGCGCTCGATTGACTAAGGCAAGGGCTGACATGGCTGAAATGGAGCGCGAACAAATGGCGGCAAGATTATTACCTGCTGGGGATGTTGAAAGGGCTTGGTGTGATGTTGTAGCAAATATGCGTACCAAAATGCTTGCAATACCAACCAACGCAGCAGCCGATACGCAAGCGGCTTCAAGTCTTGCGGAGGCGAAACAAGTATTGAAGGAAAAAGTGCATGACGCGCTCCAAGAGCTTGCAGAAATGCGGGTCGAAGTCATTACGCCTATTCGGGCCACAGATGATGAAGACGGTGGCGATGCAAGCGTTGAAAACGGCAGCGCCACCACCTGATCTAACGATTTCAGAATGGGCTGACGAATATAGACGATTATCACCAGAAGCATCGGCAGAGGCTGGAAAATGGTCAACAAGTCGTGCAGAATACCAGCGCGGCATGATGGATGCTATTAGTGATCCTCGCATTGAGCAGGTTGTCTTAATGACAAGCGCACAAATCGGTAAAACAGAAATTATTAATAATATTTGCGGATACCATGTTCATCAGGACGCAGCGCCTATGCTTGTTGTGCAGCCAACTTTAGAAATGGCGAAGTCATGGTCACAAGAGCGTTTTGCGCCTATGATCCGCGACAGTGATGTTCTGGCTAATATTATTGGCGATCCGCGATCACGCGATAGCGGGAACACAATCCTGCATAAAGTTTTCCGTGGCGGTCATATTAGCATCGCTGGCGCTAATAGCCCATCAGGTCTAGCATCACGTCCAATCCGTGTAGTGCTATGCGATGAGGTTGACAGATACCCATTATCTGCTGGAACTGAAGGCGATCCCGTTGAATTGGCAAAGAAAAGATCGACTACTTTCTGGAACCGCAAGATCATTATGGTTAGCACACCGACTGAAAAAGGTGCGTCCAGAATAGAAAAAGCCTTTGCCGAAAGTGACCAGAGATATTTCTATGTGCCTTGTCCCGATTGCAAAACAGAGCAAGTATTGAAGTGGGAAAGTGTTAAATGGGAAAATGGTGATCCAAATACTGCACATTATTGCTGTTTTGAATGTGGAAGCATTTGGGATGATGCAAAAAGATATAATGCAGTGAAAAATGGAAAATGGATAGCAACTCATCCTAGCAGTAGTGTCGCAGGGTTTCATTTATCGGCCCTTTATTCACCTTGGACTTCTTTGGCGCAAGGGGTGCAAGATTTTATAAATGCTAAAGGTGATCCAATGCGTTTGAAGGCATGGGTAAACTTATATCTTGGCGAAACATGGGAAGAACAGGGCGAGCGCATAGATGAATATGATCTATTTCAGCGCAAGGAATATTATGAAGATAATGTGCCAGAGGGTGTTTTAGTATTATGTGCTGGCGTTGACGTGCAAGATGATCGCCTTGCTTATGAGATACTTGGGGTCGGCAAGGGTGAAGAAACTTGGTCAATTGCGTATGATGAGATATATGGCGACCCATCAAGCGCGGAGCTTTGGGCTTTGCTTGATGAGGTGTTAGGTCAAACTTTTGTGCATCCGAAACGTGGGGAGATGACAATTAGGGCAAGCTGTATTGATAGTGGGGGTCATTACACCCAGCAAGTTTATAATTACGTTAAAAAGCGCACAGGTAAACGGGTTTTTGCCATCAAGGGTATTGGTGGTGAAGGAAAGCCCATCATTGGCAAGCCTTCAAAGAATAATATAGGAAAGATAAATCTTTTTCCTGTCGGAACAGATACAGCCAAAGAGCTTATATTTGCTAGGCTAAAAATTACAGAGGAAGGTGCGGGATATTGCCATTTCCCAATAGAGCGGAGTGAGGAATATTTTAGAATGCTTACCTCTGAGAAAAAGGTTACACGTTACTTTAAGGGTCGCCCAAGAAGGGAATGGGTTAAGGTTAGGCAACGCAATGAGGCACTTGATTGCAGGGTATATGCGCTTGCTGCGCTTCAATTGATGGGGCTA